GTCAATTTCTCACGCACCCTAAGTTGACCCTTCCATTATCTGTTTGGTGTAGGATTGGTGTATAAGACACGAAAGGAATTCCCATGTCTGAATTAAAACGTAAACCTCCACGCCACATCATTGGTTATTTGCGTGACCCAAACACCTGGGACGCAATGGCTTTTGAGACTGCCATTCGCGCAGAGATCGAAAACTCAACTGGTCCGATTTCTCCCAGTGATGAGCTTTTGATCGGGACGCTGATCATGCAAATGGAAGCCTTGCTGGAGGCCCATATGCAGATTCTTGAAAATGGTCAGACCTCGGTTTATCCGTCTGGTATCGCTACGAGCCCTTGGACAAAGATCAGGAACGAATCAACGGACAAGATCATCAAGATTCTTGGTGAGCTTGCTCTAGTTGCCCGCGGCCGCCCCAAGATGGTTAATAAGCCTACCTCAGTCGATGAACTATTCCAGCCTGCTTGAGCCTGCATTCCAATACGCAGCAGGAGTAACCCGAGGCGACATCCAGGCTTGCGAGGACGTACAACTCGCCTGCCAGCGGTTCCTCGACATGGCGGAACGCAAGGACGCGCCTTACGAGTTTGTGCCTGCCAAAGCGGAGCACATCCTCAAGTTCGTCAAGTTCTGCAACCACGTTAAGGGACCGGATGCTGGGAAGCCGATTGAGCTTCAGCCTTTCCAGATCATGTTCCTCTGTGGGCTCTATGGATTCCGAGCCAAGTCAGACCACAGTAAGCGATGGGTCACGGACGTAATCCTGTATGTCCCGCGGAAGTCGGGTAAGACCACGGTCGCGTCGATCATTGCTCTGTATGAGTTGATGTTTGGTGATGCTGGCGCTGAAGTCTTTACGCTGGCTACTAGCCGGGAGCAGGCATCCATCTGCTTTGATTCATCCAAGGCGATTGTGGAGTCTATGGACCCCAACCTCGCTGCGAAGTATCTGGTCTACCGCAACGAGATCAAGAAGCAGGGCGACTCGACTTCCACCTACCGAGCCCTGTCCCGCGAGAATAGGAAAACAGGCGACGGCAAGAACCCATCTTGCGCGATGGTAGATGAAGCGGCACAGATCACTGAAAGAGCGTCTATTGAGGTTCTTCATTCGGGCATGGGTGCTCGGAAGAATCCTCTTCGGATTTATCTGACGACTGCCAGCTTCACTAAGGAAACCAAGTTCTATGAAGACCTTAACTACTTCAAGACGATCCTTAGAGGCGCGGCGGAAGACAACGGTCGGTGGTTTGGACTTCTGTACTCCATCGATGCTGGAGACAACTGGCAAGACCAAAAGACCTGGGCGAAGGCGAACCCTATGCTCGGGGTCTCGGTGTCTACCGACCACATCCAGCATATGGCCGATGAGGCATCAGCGAAACCTGCGAGTCTCAATGAGTTCCTCTGCAAGCAGTTGAATGTTTACGTCTCTGCAAACGCTGCTTGGGTGGATCGCCGCTTCTGGGATGCATCCGTATCCGCCAAACCAACTGATAAACCAGAGTCCACCTTTGTGGCTTTTGACTTGGCGCACTCCAGAGACCTCAACGCAATTTGCACGTTACACAGGTATTCTGACGAGAAGTTCTTTGCGGAGTTTCAGTTCTTCCTGCCAGAAGAGTCGCTTGACCTCGTTCCAAATCACTACCGACCTACCTACCTACAAGCTGCGGCTAGTGGGATTCTTAAGTTCACTCCGGGTAACGTCACAGACCACGGGGAAATCGAGAAATATATCCGCAACCTATGTGAAAAGTATGAGGTGAAGCAGATCAATTACGACCCGTACAACGCGGCTAATCTGGTCGCTAACCTGTACGCGGACGGACTTCCTGTGGTCAAGGTCGGCCAGGGCATGGCAATGCTGTCAAGCCCGAGTAAGGCCACAGAAGAGTTGATTATGAAGAAGGCTATTAACCACGATGGGAATCCGTTTGTGGGTTGGCAGTTAGGAAACTGCGAGGTCTACAAAGACGTAAACGACAACATTAAGGTTAGGAAGAACGAAGCGGACCCATCCGCTAAGGTTGACGGTATCATCGCCATGATCATGGCAGTTCACGGCCACCTAGATAACGTATTTGTATCTGATTCATTTGGTTTTAGATCATTAGAGTGGTAAAGTGTAGCCAAAGGGGTCTGACATGGGCATTTTCGACGTATTTCGTAAGAAAACATCGGCAAAAGAAGCCAATACGTTGTTTGGGCAAACGGCCCTAGGCAACCAGATCACCTATGGCGCGACTAAGCAAGGCTCGGTCGTAAACAGCCAACTGCTGTATGTAACGACCAGTTCTGTCAATGATGCTGGTCGAGTTGTTGATATGTCCATGCTGTCGAGAAATTCGACGGTTATGTCATGTATTGGTGCTAAAGCTCGGTCTATTGCTCAACTTCCGCTGCGGGTGATGTGCCGCACTGAGGACGGGAAGTACGTTGACGCTATTGAAGGCAAAGGCGTAACTGAGCGCAATAAGGCCAAAGCAATCCAGGTAATGAACCTGATTCAGAACCCTAACGCCTTCCAAAGTCAATATGAGTTCTGGTATCAGTGGTTGATGTGGCATGAGTTGTCTGGTGAAGCCTTTACTCTGTGGTGGAGAAAGGATCAGGGAAATCCTAGCCAGACTCCGATTGAGATGTATATCCTAGACAGCACTCTGATTGCTGTTCAGATAACTCCTACGCGGTATCCGTCCTACAGGTTGTCTACTCCTTCGTATGGTTTCTCTAAGGAAGAACCTTTGGCCTCACATCAGGTCATGCACATCAAGGACATGGCATGGCAGGGCTCCGCGGGCTTTAACAAGGGCATCCTGGCGACGGAATTGGTGTCACTTGATCAAGACATCGACCTGTACGCCAACTACGTCATGCTCAATGGGGCCAAACCCTCGGGCATGTTCGTAACCGAGTCGGTTATCCCTGATGGCAAGTACAAGGAAATAGCTGCTCGGCTGAAGGAAGCCTGGGCGAACATGACAGGCTCCCAAAGGACTGATGCTTCCAAGCCGGGTCAGGGCATGTTGCTTGATCAAGGCATGAAGTACATGCCGCTAGAGATGCTGACTCTTCAGGACGCTGATGCGCGAGAGTTGAAACTCCAGACGATGAAGCGGATTTGCGGCATCTTTGGTGTGCCTCCGTCCATGATCGGAATCGGAGAATCCAAGTACAACAATACTCAGACCATGCTGGATGAGTATTACAAGTCGGCCATTTACCCCATCATTGTCAACATCCAACAAAAGCTGAAGCAGCATCTGCTGTCTCAATACCCTAGCCTTTGCATAGAGTTTGACACTCGGGACTTCCTGAAGGGCGCTCCGCTGGATCAGATGAACTTTGCCAAGGCCGGTGTTACTGGTGGCATCCTGACGCCTAACGAAGCCCGCGAGTATCTTGGCATGTCCAACATCGAGGGCGGCGATGAGTTGGTGCAGGACAAGAAGGACGAAACCATCCCAGGCTCAAGCCCTCAAGACACTGGAGGCGGTGGCGGGAATCAGCGGTCTAGGATGAACATCGGCTCTACGGAACAGGTTATTGCTCTTCAACCAGAGTTCACGATGAATCCCAACATCACTGTGAAAAGTGAGCCGATGGAAATCAAGATGAACCTGAAGCAAGAGGACAAGCCCTCAAAACCCAAGACAATCAAGCTGATCCGCAACGAGGAAGGTGTGGTTGTTGGCGCGGAGTCCTTCGAGCATGATTAACTCTGCTACTTGCAGAAGTTTCATCATGGAATTGATGGATGGAATCCATTCATCAAAGGACGAATACCGCATGGCACTTTATAAGGCCGATGCGAAGCTAAACAAAGACACAAAAGCATATGATCCTATGGGAGAATGCTCTGGTCAGGGTTATGCGCCCGGTGGAGTAGTCCTAAAGGACATGCAGTTAACTCCTACGCAGCACGGTGTCGCGGTCAAGTTTGCTGATGTGGTTATGGAGAATTGCAGCATTCAGGCCCAAGGCTGTCTTGTGTATAACGCAAGCAAGGAAAATCGTGCTGTTGCGGTGTTTGCTTTCCCAAATGCAACAAAGAGCATCAACGGCAAGTTCTCTGTGTCCTACCCAACACACTGGTTTAGCATTGGCTAAGGAGTAAGAAATGGCAAACGCGATTTATCCCAAGTACAAGGAAACCACCCTTGGCGCAGCTACCAATACCAATCTTTTGACCGGCACGGTTAAGGTTGCTTTGGTAGACACTGGAACGTACACCTACAACGCAGCGCACCAGTTTCTTACCTCGCTGACCGGCGTGGTTGGCACTGCTCAGACTATCGGTGCTACGAAGTCGGTGACCAACGGTGTGTTTGACGGTGGTGACGTAACCTATACCGCTGTCACTGGTAACTCCGTGGAAGCGCTGGTCATCTATGTAGATACCGGTACGGCAGGCACTTCGCCTCTGGTGGCCTACATCGATTCTGGTGTTGCTGGTCTTCCAGTTACGCCAAACGGCGGCGATATTAGTGTGACTTGGAACGCAAGCGGCATCTTTGCACTGTAAGGTAATTTATGGCGCTGCCAAACGACTCAATCAACGTCACTCCAGGTACGGGAGCGACGGTTGCCACGCAGTTGGTTTCGGGCAAAGAGTATCAAGTCATCATGGTGGCAATGCCGGATGGAAACATCCAAGGCAGCTTGCCTCAATACCGTCTGATTTGCCCTAGCCAAGCTGTAGGCGCAAACAAGGTATTTCTTGACCTGTTCAATGCCACTGGTAGCGGCGTATCGCTGCGCATCCTATCGGCGTTCTGCTACGTTGACAACGACACAGCAGTCACCGGTACGTTGGGTGTTGAAGTCAGCCTGACGCGCACTTCAGCAGTTGGCACAGGTGGCACCGCTGCGACGACAAACGGTACTGCGCTAAATGCCATCACACTTAGTGCAATGGATACCGCAAATGCAGCATTGTCGGCCAGCGTAACGGCAAGGTCGGCCCCCGCTGGTGGCGCTACTGCTGGCGCAATGATTGGTCAGCGCTGGGTGTTCACCGAGGAGACATCCGCACCATCCGGTATCGCTGGCACATTGGGTGCGGAGTTCATTCGCAATGAGGGCGCGGACCTGATCGTGCGTGAGAACTCGGGATTGCGGTTTGTTCAAGGCACCGTGGCCTCGGTTGGTAACTTGGCGTTCGAGATCACTTTCGAGGTGTTCTAAACCGTGCTGCTGCCACTTCTTCTTGGGCAAGGAGAGGTAGGCCCGACTACACAAGCGCTTAATCCATCTCTGGTCGTTAACGATCAGACTTTTTTTGCGCCTACGGTTACAAGAGGGTCGGTCAATCTTTCGCCGACTCTCTATACCAACACTACATCGTTCTTTGCGCCGACACTGACACGCGGCACAGTTACGCTCTCTCCTGAGCTTGTAACAAACTCACAATCGTTTTTTAGTCAGGAAGTAAGTGCAAGTTATGCGCTTGCTCCATCACTTTATACAAATAGTCAAACTTTCTACAGTCCAACAGTTGCAAATGTCAGTGGCCCAACTCAAACATTAACGGCCACAAGATATGACAACGCGCAAGATTTTTATAACGCAACAATAACTCAAAGCGTTCCATCACAGACGCTTCTGCCTAGTCTTTATAGTAATTCTCAGTCTTTTTATTCCGCTAATGTTAGTGATACTTATGTCTTAACACCTACATTATTTACAAATACGCAAAACTTTTTTGCTGCGTCAGTTTCAGTCTCGTATGCGTTGAATCCTGCGCGATATGAAAACACCAATGCGTTTTATTCTGGAAGCGTAGCATCTAGTGTTAATTTATCCGCAAACAGATACGATAACGTAAATCAATTTTATTTCGCATCAATCACAGGTGCTGGAACAAATCTCTTACCAAGTCTACTTGTTAATACACAGTCGTTCTTTGACGCAGCGATCACTGAATCAAGTATTGTTGTTCCTTCACTGGTCAGCAATACAAATGCTTTCTACCAACCACTTGTTGAATCTGATTCTTATCTGATTACAAAAGCGCAAGCGATTGAGCTTTACAACGTATATTTATTGCATGGATTGCAGAATCCTTTGGTGGTTGGACCATCTTCTCGCGTAGCTGGTTTGGTAAATCAAACAGTTACTCAAGAAGGCAATCAGGTAAACATTGAAACAACGTCTTCTGCAACATCACTTGGAAGTGATATTGCAACCATGATTACAGAACTTGCAGCGCTTTACGGAATTGGTTCAAACCTTATCGTTACTGACTCATCTCGCTCTAGCGGACCTGTCGTTCAATCGTTGACTTCTGTTGCAGGCATAACGACGGTGACCCGGCAATGATTGATCCTCGCGCAATAGCAGTACAAGGTATCGGTTATGTTGCGATTGTTGTCGCTACGACAGGCCTGCTATTTCAAGGTGCCCCATCTGTTTCTTCTGGTGGTGGTTCGTACAGTTTTATTGAGCCTTACACTAAAACCAAGAAAAAGGAAGAGCAACAAGACGCTAGCGTTTTGCTTCGACCTATCAAAACGAAGGCAAGCATTGGCAAGCCTTCGGCACTCGGAGCAATTCGGATAGATGCCGAATGCAGGCTATACGCAAACAGTCTTGCGTCAGATGTAGGGGAAGTGATGACATCTTCCACTAAGAATCTACATGACGAAGAGTTTGCTATATTGTTGGCAATGGTGTAAAAGGTGTATGATGCAATCAGTGAACTATCTTCGCATCTTGGCAGCGTCAGTTGCGAACAGGTCCAAAATTGTTGCCCACAAGATAAAAGACGATAATCAAGCTATCAAGTTAGGGGCAATCAATGAAGCAAGTCCAACTGGTCTGCGAAGCAAGTCTAAACCTGCCGGAAAAAAAGTCCGAGGAGCAGACCGGAAAGATTGAGGCCCGCGTCACTACGTGGGGAGCCCGAGAGGGTGCAGACGGTCGTAAGTTTTACTACCGTCCTGAAGGCTTTTCCGCCTGGGCTCAAGAGTTTCAGAAGATGGGCAAGCCTTTGCCTATGTTCCTGAACCACAACAGCGACAGCATGCCTGTTGGCGAGTGGACCAACTTCGAGTTTGATGATGAGGGCATGAACGCTAGTGGCAGGTTGTTCGTCAACACCACCAGTGGCTCTGACCTGTATCAGATCATGACCGAAAGCCCCAATATGTTTGGTGGCGTGTCTGTCGGGGCTTATGCAGATGAATACTGCATGGTCAAGGAAGACGGTTCCATGTGCAGTCAAGACGACATTGGCGAAGGGTACTTCCAGATCACCAACGGTGGTTTGCGGGAGGTGTCCGTAGTGATGTACCCAAATAACCCGATGGCAGAAGTCAAAAAGCTGGAGTTCTTCCGGCCTGACGGTTCTGCTGATCTCAAGGTTCTGGAGTCGGCTCTGCGTGAGGCAGGGCTATCCCGAAAAGATGCGGTCACTGCCGCGTCTACTTTTAAGCAAGTCTTGGAACAGCGTGATGCTGTGAAAGAGGAGCTTACTGCGCCGCACCAGAGTGAGTCTGACGCGGAAGTGACCAATGAAGCGGAAATCCTCCAGGCTCTTGAAGAGCGTGAGTTGCTCCGCGTCCTGTCCCAAAAACTGAAAGGTTGAAGATGTCTACCGTTATCCTCGAAAAGCTGGATCAGATCGAAGCCCAGCAAACCGCCAAGCTCGAAAGCGCCGTTGAGTCGGTGAAGGCTGAAGTCAGCGAGAAGATTGCTGCACTGGAAGCCAAAGTCGCCTCTGTTCAGGCACCCGGCATCATCAAGGCCCCTGCCAAGACGATCCGCCAGGATGTGAACCGGATGGTGCGTGAGCAACTGAAGACCATCGCCAACGGCAAGAGCCAGTTTGAAAAAGAACTGGTGATGTTCCAGAGCGAAGAGCAGATGAATGCCTACCTGAAGGAAGCATCTGCGCTGACCGCTGGTGGCGACGGCAAGGGCGGCCGCACCGCTTACGACCCGGTGTTTGCTGCTCTGCGTCTGGCTAACCCCATGCGCGGCCTGTCTCGCACGGTTACGACTGATGGTTCGTCCTATCAGTTCCGCGTGAAGACCGGCAATGCTGGCGTTCAGTGGGGCTACGGAATCCAGAACAACGGCGCTTCCACTACGGAAGATACGTCCATTTGGCAGATCGTGCTGAAGGACATCAACGTCCAATTCCCCATCAGAACCTCCGCATTGGACGACATCGATGGTCTGGAAGCGGTTGTCGTTGACGACATGCTGATGGAGTTCGCCCAGGCTGAAGCTCAGTCGATGGTGCAGAACAACGACCAAAGCGGCACTGGCACCTCGGTGACCACTGGTGGCGCTGACGGTCTGCGTGGTCTGGACCAGTACGCTGGTGCGAATGCAACCTTCACGGGTGGTACGACCTCGGCGGCAGGCTTCGGTACGTCTGGTACGGGTTCGACCTCTGGTCTGCACAACCTCGCTACCTACGACCAGTTGACCTCCAACGTCAATACGGTTGGCGCTAACAGCGTCATCTATACCGACGTCATCAACATGATCTACGCACTGCCCCAGGAATACTGGACCCCGGCTTGCAAGATCATGGTCAACCCGATCCTTCTGAACGGCATTCGCGCTCTGCGTGATACCAACGGTGCCCCGATCTTCAATCGCAATGAAGGTCTGAGCGTTGACGGTATCGTGGGCCAGTTGCTGGGCTTTGATGTGGTGGTCAACAAGTACCTCGACAATCCAAGCCAACCGACGACCGCTGCCGCGGGTACGGTCTCTCGCTACCCGATGTACTTCGGCGATTGGCAGAAGTCCCACACCATCATTGATCGTCTGAGCATGGTGGTTCGCCGCTACGACCAGACTCTCCCAGGTTCGATCACATTCTTCGGTGAGAAGCGCTTGGGCACCTCGGTGCGTGACCCCAACGCACTGATCCGTTATCGCTCGACTGCCACCGCAGCGGCCTAATGGGAAGGGGGCTTAGGCCCCCGTTAAAAGGAAAAACCATGATCGAAAAAGTCCTAGACGGAATCAAGAAATCCATCCATGAGCAACGGAGGGTCAAGATTGACATCTCTGAAGCCTCGGCACTTACTGGTTCTGGCACCGGCAAAGGTGGACGGACAACTTTCGATGATGCTTTTGCAGCGGCTCGGTATGTCAATCCTTTTCGGATGGCATACCGGCCCCTTCCGATTGTGGGCTCAGATGCCTTGTTTGCCGCTAAGGTAGGCAATGCGCTGAGTTCAACCCCTTGGGGCTATACCCCAGGCTCCAATGCTGGCAGTCCTAACGTGGATACCAGCATTTGGCAACTTCCTGTTCGGTCTGTATCGGCCACTCTTCCCATCCGGTCTGCTGTCTTGAGTGATGTGAACGCTCTAGAAGCGGCTCTGGTTGAAGACCTGATGATGGAATGGAGTCAGGTAGAAGCCGCGTCGATGGCAGTCAACAACGACCAAGCAGGATCGACCACAACGGCCACAGGAGCCACTGCTGGACTGCGTGGGTTGGATATGTATACCAGTGCCGCCACGGCGGCTTTTGGAACGTCTGGGACGGCCATTACGAACGGCATTCACTCCTTGTCCACCCAGGCTCAGACTGCTGGTGGCGTTGTCTACAACGACATCGCGTCCCTGACGACTCGCCTGCCGGGACAGTACTGGGCTATGCCTGGGACTGCATGGCACATCCGGCCTTCAATGATTGAGTCTCTGCGCGAGATGAAAGACTTGCAGGGTCTTCCTGTCCTGCTGGAGGTGGGTGAAGATGACGGCGGCGCTGTTGGTCGCATTTTTGGTTGGCCTGTTATTCCTAATCCTTACCTGTCAGCCGCATTCCCGATCTACCTAGCCAACTGGCCGAGGTTCCTGTGTATTGGCGACTCCAACGAGTTCTCCGTACAGATGATGGAACAAAGCGCCCCAGGCTTCATTACGATGTACGCGGAGAAGAAGGTTGTCTCCACGGTGCGTGATCCGTTTGCTGGCGTTCGGATGAGTGCGTAATGGAATACCAAACTGGCGGGAATCGAAATCCGTTCAACTATCAAAAGGTTGAGCAGATTGGTCGGGATGTCTCGACCACATGGATTCCTTTGACCACTGTTGCTGACCAGCTTAACCTGTACGGTGATACGTCCCAGGACGATCTTCTGTATGGGTTGGAGTTGGCTTCAAGGATGGTCATTGAGGACTACATCGGTCAATCGATGTTTCCCTGCCAGTATCGGGTCTACTACAACGCTGGCAGTCTGTCAGGGACTCCGCTGACGCTTGATCTTCCCGAGGTATCGCAGTCTGTTACCGTTGATGCGGTGAAGTACTGGGATGCCTCAAACACGTTGCAAACCGTAGCAAGCAATCAGTATTACTACGATGATTCTGGTAACAAGGTAGTTGTTGCGACTCTGCCGACTGACCTGAATACTGGACGGACTAGTCCGGTCTACTGCGAGTACACCGTAGCTGCGAGTCACTTAGCGGACTATCCTGTTGTTCAGCAGGCGAGTCTTCTGATGCTGATGCACCTGTATAACAACAGGTCAAACACTACCGAGAAGATCATGCGAGAGATTCCGTTCGGAGTTTCTTCTTTGCTCAGGCCTTACAAGGACTTGGTGCTTTGATAGTTCGTTTTGAAACCATCAGTATCAATACGCTTTCCTTCACCAAGTCGGCATTTGGTGAGCAAGGCGTAACGCAAACTCTATGGTTCAAGACCAGAGCAAAGATTCACGAAGTCAACAGTGCAATTAAGATTTCAGACAAGTATCGTGACTATCACGACATCACTGAGTTTGAAATTAACTACTCTCCAAACGCCAGAACTATCGTTGAAGACCCAGGTAACTATTCCATCACCTATGATGGAGATTCTTGGCGGATTGAAGACGCAAAGTCAGACAACAGCAGGCAGCATGTCCGGTTGATGTGCTTCCGCAATGATCCTCAAACGGCAGTCTGATGGCAGCACAAAAGAATCCGGTTGACTACGCTAGGGCAATTCAGGCGCACCTGACTAGCATTGTCACGCCGGTTCCTGTCTATTCTGCTTTCAACCGTAACTTTGCCTTAGAGCCCAAGTTTCTCACTTGGCAACTTAGAAACGTCCACCAAGAAGTCTATACAGGTGGAAACCAAGCGAACAAAGGTATTGATCGACCTGTCTTCCAAATCTCTATTTTCACTCAGGGAATGGAAGACGGTTTCACAATCAGTAACCAGATACTACAATCGTTGCATGGCTACACCGGGGTTTTCGGTGGGCCGACATATGGGTTTTGGATTGCCAAGGCGGATGTGTTTTGGCTATACAATTCCTATGACGACAAAGAAAAGATGGCCCAGGTATTTCTGGACTGCACACTAGACATCCCAACTTGAAAGGAAAATCATGGCTCTGCCAAACAAAATTCTGCCTGGGTTCAGTGTTGCGATGTACGCACAACCTGGGGCTACTCCAACTCCGTTGACCACTGCACAGCTTGCTCTAGTTGCAAGCGTTAGCCCTCTGGCGGTATCTGGTAACTTGATGAACGTCGAGGCAGTGCCTGCGTTTGGTCAAGATGACGCTGTGGCGAACTTCTCGGTTGCCGGTGCGCGTCAGTCCGACAAGGTTCCTGTCCAGAGTGCTCCGACCTCGCTCACGATCACTGCCGCGTGGAACCCGACTGACTCGGTTCTGCTGTTGCTTCGTGCTGATGCGTACAACGGCACGATTGACCGCACGTTCGTGATCTCCGCTACTGAAGGCGCAAACATCGTTTATTACGCCTTCAACGGTCGCGTATCTCAGTGGCAGATCGACGCTCAACCCGGTGCAGAAGCCAAGGCTGTTTTCACGATTCATCCCCGTGGAAATCAGTACGGTTGGTCTAACAACGCCTAAAGGAAAATCATGGCTCTGCCAAACAAGGTTTTGCCGGGTTTCTCGGCATCCATGTATTTTCAGTACAACCAAGTTACTGGTAGCGGTACTGTTGCTGCGTCAGTAATTACTTTGCCGGCAACTTTTACTGACGGCACTACCGCCAGCGCAGTAACCAATTTCTACACTGGCGCAATTTTTATTGCTGGCACCTCATACCCCATCGTTTCATACAACGGTGGCACTCGCGCATTGACTGTCACTGGAACTCCTCCTGCTGGCACTCAATCATTTGTGCTGTATACGTCTGCTGGAGGTACGCCTACTGCATTGACCGCAGCGCAGATGGGAACGCTGGCACAAGTACAGGCAATTACATTTGCTACTAATCTTTTGAACATCCAGACTATTCCAGCATTTGGTCAAGATGATGCGTCAGTTTCATTCCCTGTTGCTGGGGCAAGGCAATCAGACAAGATGCCTACTCAAGCGGCTGGAACATCAATGACCATTACTGCCACTTGGAATCCTTCTGATGCCGGTTTGTTGCAAATGAGGGCAGATGCCTATAGCGGTACGATTGATCGCACCTATGTGATTGCCGCCACAGAAGGAAGCAACACTGTATATTATTCATTTACTGGTCGGGCTTCTAATTTCCAGATTGATTCTCAGCCTGGAGCAGAAGCAAAAGCTATGTTCACGATCCATCCGAGGGCTGGTCTCTACAACTGGGTGAACAACTAAAGTGACAGTAATACAAAACACGAATGATCTGCTTGGGTTCTTAATCGCCCAAGCAGAGACAAGAAAAGATTGGTTTGGTTTTACTCAGCAAAGGCTTACCGCGGTGAGCCTTGCCCATGAGATTGCAAAGAACCACGCCAATACGATGAGCCCCGAGGAAGTGGTGGACTTCGCGGTTCGTGTCAACGATTCCATCTATCAACACATCATAAAGCCAAGATAATATGAAGCTCTCCCAAGCATTCGGGGATACGTCATCCCTTCGCATCAAGTCGTTTGTCCTAGCGAACAAGACCTTCAAGGTTCGTGTTCCTCTGTCCAAAGAGATGGAGGACATGCAAGCCAGGATTGAACAGGTTGATGAGTCCAAGTTCCAAACCCGCTACGAGAAGGCCGTAAAGGGCCTACAAGGCGAGGAAAAAGACGGGGACGTATATGTGGATGGTCGGTCCACAAAAGAGCTTGTACGCACTGCTATGCAGGTCGAGAACCGCATTGTCGAGATGTTCCGGCTCTTGGTTCCCATCGAAGGGAATCTTGATGATCTGACCTATGAGCAGATTGAAGAGGAAATGCCCTTCACTGTTCAACTGGAGATGATCAAGGGCATCCAAGAGGCTATCCAGCCTTCCTACGGGGACTCCCGAAAAAACTCTTAAGGGACACTTACTCACAGGCTCGGGCTTACGTCTGGGCTCACGGTGGGTGTCCTGACAAC